ACCATATCAAATGTAGGCAATGCATTATGTTCTTCAACATACTCCTTAACAAACTTTGCAGGTTCTACCAAACGTCTATCGAACGTGTTAGGATCAAACACACCCTGACAGCGCACAAAGCTCTCAGCGTCTGTCATAAACATTTCTAAATATACCTTTTGTATATCGTATCCGTAATCTCTATTTTGTCTAGTCATATGTCTTATTTAAAACCATTTCTTTGCTGTTAGTCTAATCTTGAGAGGCGAGTCTGTTGCATGTACTGCTATTGAGTGTAGTGTGTATAGCCTACCGTACTTGTCAACAGCATCGCCAATATCGTTAATATCATCTGCCCAGGGTGGCATACTTACTGAGTACCCTAGTTCAATTGCTCGTTCAACGAGCTTGGATCCTGCCTTATCTCTATCAGGTACTACTATGATTTGTTTTTGCAACCTATTTAGTAACATAGCTTGCTGGTCTGAAATCTCTGAACCTCCTAGTGCGCAGCCTTCTATGTGTAGTGCATCTATCTGACCCTCACACACAATAGCAAACACTTTGGTGTGACGTTGTTCATCTAAGTTGAATACGTATCCTGGTTGCACCTCTGTAAGGTACTTGGGCTTCTTGTCTGGTGTAATAGCCCTAGCAGTCCAACCCACTACCCTGCCTTCATAGTAGAAAGGTATAATCAGTCTATCACGGTACCCTAGGCTTGGGCTCCAGTGATAGTCAATGTCATCTATGCGTAGGTTGCGTTCTAACATGTAAGCAAATACATTTACCATACGCTCTGGTATAGTGCCTACTTCGGCCCATTGATGATCCGCTAGTCTAACAGCATCGTCTGGCAACGGGACAGTATTGAATGAAGGCAGTTCAGCAATACGTGTTTGTGCTTGCACACCTTCATTCTCTCGCATCACTTCAAGTGCCACCTTGTTGATTATATCGTCAGGTGCTCCCATCCACTGGAGAAGTTTACGCAACTTGTGACTAAAAGCTCTGCCCGGTTGCCAGGATGCTTTGAAGCCGCAGTTAAAGCAGTGATATGAAACACCGCCATCTGGATTACTAATCAATCCGCCGCGACCACGAGTGTCTGCACTGTTGCCGTTGTTATGACAGCAGGGCGCATTGAAACTTAGCCAGCCACTAGGCGTTTGTTTACGCTTAGCCGGCAAGTATGTCAGAACTGTTTCGTTTACTACACTCATACTATTATTATAGCGTCAGTGTAAGGTAATGTCAATCAGTTTCGGACGAGAACTTTAGATATTTTGTTTGCTGGATTTGCTGTTGTCTTAAAACGTAAATGACTAAACACGCCGTTAAAGTTTACTGGAGTTGGTGTAGTTTCGCTACCGTCAAGAGTAACAGAGGCAACATCGCTCCAGGTGTTTCCGGGTTGATTATCTAGAGTAGCTTGTACAACTACATCTCCTGCATAACCATTTGTATATACTACTGCTGTGTGTAAAGCATCATTGCCGTTAATACCAGGTTCGGCATTGATCGTTTCGCTCTTCCAATACGGAATGTCTTCAGTAACTTCCATAAATGCTGCAACACTGTGTGTATCTCTCGGCCCCGGGAATTGGCAGGCATCAACGTAGATTGTTCCGCAGCCTCCGAAGTGTGCGTCACTGTATGTTAATTTGTTGTCACCGTTGCTATCAACTAAGTATATACTGTAACTTAGATATTGTTGTTTTACATTTAACAAATCGTTATCTGTAATTGTAACTTTGAATAATCCTAAAGATGCATTTACTACTACACCGTCATGCTCGATTATCAAACTTTTGTTTTCATCAAATGCTTGAAACTTGATAGTATGATCATTAAGCGTTGTAATTGGCTTTTGATCTGCGTTTAATAATTTAAAGTCTAAGACATTATCAATGCCTTTATATACTTGTAGTTGTCTTGTGTACACTGGTCTATACTCCGTTACGAAACCTGTGTCATTAGACACAAGCGTGGTTTTGTTTTTTACTAAATATCTAGGTATAAGTTGCATACTATATTTATCGGAAACACATGCTATTAAAAGACATTGAACAGAACTTCCCATTTATAAGCGTTGTCCAATACGGCGGCATCGAATATGTTGGTATTATTATAAATCAAGACCAACATGTAACCACGATGTACGTATACAACCAGATTAAGTCCGATGCTGACAAACAGGCACTTTTGGACCTAGGAGAAGTATGGTGGTGGGAATCAAATAGATTGATTCCTATTAATATCTTTTTGCGTAAAGAAATGGAATATTTTAGACACTACCTTATGACTATGAACAGCAAGGATGTAAAGGTTACATTAGGTCCTTGTGTTAATTTAAGCAATCTAAGTATTAAAAGAGTAAAGCGTAAAAACGTTCAACTTGTTAGGAAGAACAAGAAGTAAATTCTTCACATAACAAATTCATGTGTACCACAACACTCATTGCATAAGCAAATGCGTGTGCCTTCTTAAAGTAGTATTCATTGTTTGTCGGTTTCGTCCACACTTCCTTTAGTATCGTTTCCCAATCGCTGTTGAGCAAATATCTCTTCGCAGGTCTTATGATCGCTAAGACTGCTGCCAGTTGCTCTACTGTGTGCGGTTGCAACTTGCGCAATATTTCCCCATGTCCGCCGACGTGAAACAGCAAGTTGTTGAAATCGTCGTGCTCCAAGAGTTGCCATTGTGGTTGCCTTTCCATTAGTTCTATTAGGTGTGCTTCATCCTTAACGCCCTTGTATATGCTTACGTTAAGGAAGTCTAGTTTAAAGTATCCACGTTCGTCTGCTGTCTTGTGTTCGATCGTAGATAAGTTATCCACAGGGTTGTGTGGAATCTCTGTTGCATACACTCCTGTGTTATGCTTCTTGCCACTGTCTAGTTTTGCCACACGATGTTTTAGTGTAGACAGTATTATATTTCTATCAGCAAAGTCTATATCAATATCAGGCATTATAAATTGCTCTCTTTGGCAACGTCTTTAACTAGTTGTACATCATTGGGCAAGCGTCTGAATCTTATTGCCCAGTGTTCTGGATTAATAACGTGATAAACCATTTCAAGTTGTTCATCGTTAAACTTACTTAGCATCTCTTTACCACTAGAACAATTAAGTATTAGCCAAGGCGATATTTTACCATCTTTGATATGCCACACTGCTCTGTTTAAACTTATATAATTAAAATAATGATTCCAAGCAGCAGGTTCGTTTTCTTCTGCCCAGTCCATCATTGTTTTAACACTTCGCTCTAGTGCTGTTGTTACATCTTCTTTAAGAATAAACTCAAGAACATATTTTTCATACAGACTGTCTCTAGTCCAATGATCTAATTTAACTCCGCTCTTAACTACCCAATCTATATAACGTTCAGGGTATAAAGGTTTAACGTTGCTAATGAAACTACCAAACTTTACAAATGCATTATAATATTGACTGTTAACAAAATCCTCGTATGTCTTTTCTTTCTTAGCACCTGCACTAAGTTTATAAAATCTGTTAAACGCATACAGTCCGTGTCGTACACGCTTTTCATCTTTTTGTAACCAACGTCTCTTCTTCTCACACATGTGCGCCGCAAGAGTTTTTTCCCGCATGTAGCCGTTACCACAGTATTCGCACTTGTATGGCTTATCAGAGTTTGGCATCGATGTCATGTTCCTTAGCCAATTCTTTGAGTTCTTTTTTTGTAGATATTCTAGCAAGTAAGTCTACCTCGTCTTGTTTCATATTAGGATAAATTTTTTCTAGCAGCTTCTGTGCGTTATTGTTACCCTTCTTTTTCTTGAAGCCAATCCACTGATGCCTTCTAATCTCGGCTTTTGCATTATGTGTTGCGCATAGTAGTTGCCATTGTAGTTGAGGATGACGTGTTCCTAGTTCATTCCAATTCTTATTGTAATATGTATTTGTAAGTATAACAGCAAGCTCTTGTGCATCTCTGTCACCAACAACAGAACTAGCATATCTATTCAACAACCAAAAGTTTACACATTTCTTTTGCTCGTCAGTTAGTTCTTTCCAGACAGATTTAGCATCACTGTCTATACATGCTAGAACATCTTTTACTGGAAATTCTTGGTATGCCATGTTTCTACGTCCTCTGGTGAATTAATCTCTACTCCATTAAAGTATACACTCTTACAGCCTATTTGCCAACCACTTTTTAACCAGCGTAGTTGTTCAAGTTGCTCAACTGTTTCTTCTTGTGTAACTTTTAAACTAGGGTACGCTACTAGTGCGTGTCGCTTGTATCCATATACACCTAAGTGCCATTCGCCGTAGCCTGTAAGTCCTCTACCAAACCATAGTGCCTTACTTGGATAGGCATGTATCATTTTAACTGAGTTAGGATCGTTTTGCATACAAGGAGGCATGTCTGTGTACACTGTGCTTACTGAAGAATTATATGATAGCTGTTCAATACACCCTTCTATCATTTCAACAGTTACATCAGGCATGTCGCCTTGCACATTAATAAATTGATCGTACTGGCTAAAGAAGTCATGTGTAATTGCGCCGGCGCATCTTTCTGTACCGTTGGCATAGTCCGTTTGATCAATCCAACACTTGTCAGCACCAAACAAATTAAAGATACGCATATCATCGGTAAGCACATATGTTGGTAGGTTAGACGCAATACAAGCGTCATACACACGTTTTATCATAGGGACGCCATCTAACTTAACCAAAGGCTTACCGGGCAAGCGTGTGCTGCCGTATCTAGCGGGTATAAGAATAGCGGTGGATGTCATCAACAACTCCTTCAAAGTCTTCTAGTTTAATCATGTTAGGCCCATCACTAGGTGCATTGTCCGGATCAGGGTGTACTTCTAAAAAGAAATTCC